TACTTATATTTGTTAATGGTATCCTACAACCCCCAGGTGGTAATGCAAGTTATGTTGCATTCTCTGATAAGATTCAGTTTAATGAAGCACCTGATATCGGTAGTGAATTTATTGGATACTACGTTGGTAAGTTAAGACAGTTAGATGATATATCATTTGAGTTTGATTCATTAAGGTCTTCATTCAACCTCAAGCGTGGTGGACTATTCTACTCCTTGACATTGACTGAAGGTGTTTCTTCTAACACTATACTTCCAGAAAACAATATTATTGTTTCACTGAATGGTATTATCCAAGAGCCAGGTACAGCGTATGAATTGGTTGGTAGTAGAATAATCTTTGCTGAGACTCCTCGTGCAGGAAGCACATTTGTTGGATTCTCATACGTTGGTAGTGATGCTGACGTTATCGCAGCAACTGTTGTCCCACCAATCGAATCTGGTGATAATCTTCTAATAGAAGGTGAAGAATTTGCTAGAGAAGTTGCTCTAATTGAGTCTTCAAACTCCTTGATTACGTTTGAATATACAGGGTCAGTTAAGGGTAGAAATGCACAGGCACTTGCTACTGTCACACGTGGTCAGATAACCAACGCAATCCTTACAAACCCAGGTGACGGTTATACCTCACGTCCTAACGTTGATGTTATATCATCTTCTGGATTCGATGCAAATATCAAGGCACTGACTGGTATTACAAGGATTGATGTTAAGACATCTGGTATTGGATACTCTATGCCTGCAGTTTTAGTTGAAACAGAAGTCCCAGATGATTTTGTAGAACCTACAGGCACACCTGTTAATGGTGGATTTGACGTCCTCGCGGGTGAGGGTAGCGAATACACTGGTGGTCAGACAATTACTGAAGGTACAATCGCTATAGTCCAAGACCCAGTTAACGTAACTGTTAATCAAGGTCAGACTGCATCATTCACTGTTGTTTCTACTGTAACTAATACTTCTACAATGAATTATCAGTGGCAGAAGAAGGAGTATGGCACACAAACTTGGAGTAACATTATTGGTGCTAACCAAGCAACATACTTTACTAATGCAACTACACAAGCTGATGACAGTGATGAGTATCGTGTAGCAATAACTGCTGCGGGTGCAACTCCTGTTTACTCACTATCTGCTATCCTTAGCGTCCAGACAGGTGCTACTGTAATCACAGGATTCACACCTGACCAAATCTTCGATGACATCTAAATAATCTCATGGCAGCAACAGCATCATTTAATAACGCAACGAAGGTTATAACCATAGCATCCGATGGTCTACCAAGACCTGTATCCTATGGTACTTTTCCTAATGAAAATAATCCAAATACAGTAACAGAGCAGGACTTCGACCATGACTTCATATACCGTGGAGGAACATTTGGTATTAGTAGAGTTTTTGATTCTAATCAGTATACCCATGACGGATTTATCAGGTCTATAACATTATCTGTTAATGATATTGCGTTGTTTACAGGAGCGAATGCGAATATTCAAGTAAACGATAGACTTTTATTTGTTTTCAATGATTACAAATTATCGTTTATATTCAGAGGCACAACATTTACATCTATTGCAGGAGAATGTTGGTTGGCAGCAGATGATAGATTAGATTTAATTGTAGACGACCAAGCGTTAACTCCAACAACAGGCACATACGAATACTATGACCAAAGGAATGGTAGATTCCCAACACCACTAGGTACTATTGGAATTGCTGCAAATGGTGTTGCACTATTCAATCCTAGTGCAGGGACTGGTGGTAATCCACCCCCAGGTTTTAGTTGGAATGCTCATTTTCCTAATTCTCCTATATCTTTCGGTCCTGATTCTTGTGGTGGACATCCAGAGCAGTCTGGTCAATATCATTATCATGACACACATTTTCTTGACTGTTGGAGAGAAGGGTCTTCAATAGCATCATATAATGATTACTATGGGTCTACTCAATATAATGGTGATAATATTAGACATCCTGACGGTCATTCTAAAATGATAGGTATATCATTTGATGGATTTCCTATTTACGGTCCGTTTGCTTACACACAACCTTGGGATAGTCTTTCTGGGACTACTACTATGTCTAGCTCATATTCTGCTAGAGATACCGAAGCACCTGGGAGACCTGACTATGGTAGCACATCTGAGAATCCACCAGCTGGTGCTTTGATTGCCGACTGGGAGTATGTGGAAGGGACTGGCACACTGGACTACCATAATGGTAGATTCTGTGTAACACCAGAATATCCCAATGGCACATATGCTTACTTCTTATCTGTTGATGACCAAAGTGAGCCTGATTTCCCTTACATGATTGGGTTGACAACAAGAGAAACAATAGATACTACCTTTACTAATCAACCTGTCCAAGAAGAGCAGGGTGGTGGAGATGGTGGTGGAGATGCACCTACACCTCCTACATTGCAGTTTACATTACAACCTCAGAGTGTCACAGTCAATGCGGGTGAGACTGCAACCTTTACAGTCAATGCACTTATCATACCAGAAAACGGACCTATCTCTTATCAATGGTATAGGTCAACTGATGGTGGATTTGCATTTGCTGCTATTACAGGTGCAACAGCAGCGTCATATAGTGTTACCGCGTTAGCATATATGACAGGGTATAAGTATCGTTGTCGTATCATCGGACCTGTACCTGCCAACAATGCTCAAAACTCTCCTCTAGATTCAAATCAGGCAAATCTAACTGTATCTGGTTCTGGTGGAAGTGGAGATTTACAGAATAGATTTGATTCTACATCAAGTAGTTTCGATTCTACTGCACAGTCCTTTGATGGCACATAAATAAACTTGTAGAAAACTACCGAAAATGGCAAAGCAAAATCTTAACATAGGCTCTTCTGCGAATGATGGCACAGGTGACAGCCTGCGAGATGGAGCTATAAAATTAAATTCAGTCATCGATGAGTTATATACCAGTCTTGGTAATGATACTAATTTACAGATAAACGTCGGGTCTCCTAGTACTGGTCAATTTCTAAAATGGAATGGGTCTCAGTTTGCTGAGGGTGCTTTGGATTCTTTAACAGCAGACCTTGATGTAGCAGGAAATAAAATCATATCATCTTCTAGTGGTGATATAACTATTCAACCTAATGGCACAGGTGATATTAAATTCTGGGGTGGTGGCACAGGTGCTGCATTAACATATATTGATGGTGCTGATGGTAAATTAAAGTATAGCAATGTGTTTGCTACAACAGGAGATTTACCAGATAATACTGTGCATCATGGTATGTTTGCATATGTGTCTGGTGACACTAAAGCAAGATTTGCAACATCAGGAGGATGGGTAAACATAATAAGTGAGAGTAGTAGTATAGGTCTTCTTAGTGATGTTGACTTAACTGTGGGTGGTGGTGCATCTGATGGACAAGTATTAAAATGGGATGGCACTAATAACTATTGGTATCCTGCTAATGATGAGACTGCTACAGGCGGTGGTGGAGGGACTACACAGAATTTATTTGAAACTATAAACGCAGATAGTGGCTCAACCGTAGCATCTGCTGCAACTGATACTTTAACTATTGCGGGTGGCTCAAATATTTCTACCTCAATAGCTGGTGACACAGTTACTATCGCTATGACAGGTGCATTGGGTGCTCCTGACCAAAATGTGTTTACTACCATAGGCACAGACAATAATAGTAAAACTGCAAATAGCACAGCTACTGTAATTAATTTTATAGGTGGCACTGGTATATCAACAGATGTTGCAGGAGATAATTTAACAATTACAAACTCCTCACCTAACGTTGTCCAAAACGTATTACAGAGTGTAGCGGGTGATAGTGGCTCATATACTGCAAATGCTAGTGATAGCACTGTAACTATAGCTGGTGGCACTGGATTAACATCTGCTGTTTCATCTAACACATTGACAATGAATGCTGAGTTATATCTACAAAGTGGATTCTCAGTAGGAGAAAATAAAACTCTTATTTTTGGTGACAATGGTTTAGAGACTGTTGCATCAGCAGCATTAGGATGGAATATCTCTGCAAATGGTTCTTCAGCATATCGTTTTTCAGGACCAGGAGTTGGTAGCACAACTGACAATCCAACTTTATATTTGTATAGAGGATTTACTTATAGATTTAATAACTTAACAGGTGCATCACACCCATTTAAAATCAGAGTATCAGCAGGAGGAGCTGATGTTACTGACGGTGTAAGCGGTGATGAAGAAGGAGTTAAGTATTACACTATACCTATGTCATTATCAGCAGGCACAACCTACAAATACCAATGTGGTATTCCTTCACACTCAGCAATGATAGGTGACTTAGTAATCGTATGACACGTACAGTTCCTGGTTCTGGTGCACAAATCGTCCCGATGTTTAACAGCGTCTACGGTGTTAGAGAGGTGTACGTTACTGCCAATGGAAGTGGATATGACCCAAACGACCCTCCTAGACTTCGCATAGGAAACTGTGGCACACCTATTAGAGAGGCAGTGCTAAGACCAGTTATTGCAGGAGATGCGGGTGAGATAATTGCAGTAGAGGTATTAGACCCAGGTGAAGGTTATGACCCTTTACGTTTAAAGATTGAAGATGAAAACTCTAATGGTCATGCTACTGGTAATGTATATTTAAAAGATGATGGTGGTATAGACTTTATCCAGATGACTGGATTTGGTGATGGTTATTTTGATGCCACTGCAGTTATAGAAGGTGGTGGAGGTAGTGGTGCAGAATTAGTCCCTATCACAGGACTACTAACAGGTTTATCAATTCAAGAGCAGGGTAGAAACTATACAGAAGAAGATGTAAATATCATCATTTCTGGTGGAGGTGGACAGGGTGCGACTGGTGTTGCTTCTGTAAACCAGTTTGGTGAGGTATCTTCTATATCTCTAACCAATGCGGGAGAATTCTTTGAGACACCACCTCTCATACAAATTATAGGTGGTGGTGGAAGTGGTGCATCTGCTCAGGCATTTATTGACTTGGGTGTCATCACATCTATTGACCTTATATCAGGAGGTGGTGGTTATCAGGGAACACCAAACGTTATCTTCACAAGAGATACCGACCTGATCCGTACTGCAAGAAATCGTCAATCATTAAACAGTGTCCTATACAATCTGTCTGGTATACTTACAAACGTTGACTCGAATGACACAACTGTCCACATAGAAACTACTGACCCCTATCCAGGATCAGGTAAGTTTTTGGTTGGAAGAGAAGTTATAAGATATACAGGTAAGACACCTACATCTTTCACTGGATGTGATAGAGGTGTAAATTTCCGTTTTGACCAGAAAGTTATATTAGATAATTTACAAGACGATGCAAACACAGGTATTACCCAGTATCAATTCTCTGTTACTGATAAAGTAAGACGTGTTATTGAATCATCTAATAACCGAGTTGCTATTGTATATGATTGGGACCCAACTCAAAGAGCACTATATCTAATATAAC